AAGACTTGCCATTGCAAGGCAGCGCAGCGCAGTTGAAGCCCCTGGCCGACACCGCCCGCAGCCTGGCCAAGTCACGTTTTGACGCGTTGAAAAAAGACCCCGCTTACAAAGCAGCCGTGAATGAAACTGTACCGGCTGACAAGTTTTTCGACAAATATGTGATCCGCGGCGTCAACAAAAATGTCAACACAATGGTGGAAACATTGGGCCGCGATTCGGTTGGCCACCAGCACATCAAAGCCGGAACAATCAATTGGTTGTCCGACAAGGCTGGCATTGTGGACGGCAAAGGAAACTTCAGCCAGGCCAATTACAACAAGGCTTTGAAATCGCTGGACGATGTACGGAATTACCAGGAAATCTTTGATCCCGAAACCCAATTGCAGTTGAAGACATTGGGCAACGTGGCAAACTATACGCAATTCCAGCCCCGTGGTTCTTATGTGAACAATTCCAACACGCTGGTGGGCTACTTGGCCAACAAGGCTGCCGGTGGCGCCGAAGCGTTGGGCAACGTGGCTGGCTTGAAATTTGTTGGCGGCTATCCAGTTGGAACCGAAGCCCGAAAGTTTATTCGGTCGCGCAAAGAAAAAGCCGCCGTGGAAAAATCATTGGAACCAGGCGCGGGATCAACCCTGGAAGACGTTAAAAATAAGGGCAAATAATGATGGCGCAACCCGAAATTGATCCCGTGAAATACGGCGTCCTTTGGCAAAAGGTTCAGGATTACGAACGCCGGTTCGACGATATGGACAAGAAAATGGACAAGATGGAAGCCCAATTGGAAAAACTGGTTGCATTGGCCAACCAAGGCCGCGGTGGGTTTTGGGCCGGAATGGCGTTTGTGTCGTTCGTGTCCAGCGCCGTGGGATTTGCAATCAGTTGGATGAAAGGACATTGAAATGAGTGACGAAAAAATCCAAAATATGGAAGCAAAAAGCCAACTTGTTGAAAAAATTACGTTTGCTTTATTGCCTTTGTTGTTTTCGTGCGTGGTTTATCTTATGTCGGCGCTGTCAAACTTGTCCCATGAAGTCACCATTTTAAACAGCAAAATCAGCCTGGTGGTGACTAGCGACAACAAGCAAGCAAGCAACACCGGCGCCGAACTGGCCCGCGAAAAATTGCGCCAAGATTTGGAAAAAGAAATTCAACGCAACCGTGACCAAATTGCTGAAAACCGGATGCACATTGCCATTTTGGAAGAAAAAACCCACGTTGCAAAACCAATCAAAACCCTGACCGGAAAGGACTGATATGTTTGGACTTGACGCATTGCTGAACGTTGGCGGGAAGTTGATCGACAAATTGATTCCCGATCCTGAAGCCAAAGCCAAAGCCCAATTGGACTTGGCCAAGATGGCCCAGGATGGCGAACTGGCCAAGATGGCCAACGAAACCAAACTGTTCGAAGTGGAAATGAACAATGTGTCGGATCGCTGGAAAGCCGACATGGGTTCCGATTCTTGGTTGTCAAAGAACATTCGGCCAATGGCGTTGATTGCCATTTTTGTGGCTTACTTTGTGTTCACTATGATGAGTGCATTTGGCTACAACGCCCAGGAAAGTTACGTAAATCTCCTGGGCCAATGGGGCCAAATTATTTTCCTGGCCTATTTTGGAGGCCGCACGGTTGAAAAACTTGCCGACATGAAAGCCAAAAAATGAACTTGACGCCGCATTTCACCCTGGAAGAATTGACCGCATCCGAAACCGCCGAACGCAACGGATGGGACAACAGCCCCAACGATGCCGAATTGGCCAACTTGACGCGCTTGGCTGATTTTCTTGAGCAAGTCAAAGTGGTGTTGGACGGCAAACCCATAATGATTTCATCGGGCCTACGTACAAAAAAAGTGAATGACGCCGTGGGCAGCAAAGACAGCAGCCAGCACCGCACGGGCTGCGCTTGCGATTTCCGTGTGCCAGGCATGACGCCCGACGAAGTGGTGCGGAAAATCATGGCCAGCGGAATTGCGTTTGACCAGGTGATCCGCGAATTTGACCGCTGGACGCATATCAGCATTCCAAACAGCGACGACACCAGCCCGCGCAAACAAGCCCTGATTATTGACAAGGCCGGAACGCGGGCGTTTGCCTAGCGTTTCATGTTCCTGACAAACACCGCAAACGAGGCCGCGGTGTCGCCCAGGCTTGTCATTTTTTCAAATTCCGCAGCCACTTCATCCAGGACGTGATTGCGAAGCGCCAATTCTTTGCATTTGCCTGGCGCGGTGCATCCGGTGGTGTAGCAAAGTGGACACACCCACGGTTCGGGCAAAGCCGCCCCTGATTGCAATTGCTGTTGCATGGTGGGCATTCCTTAAAGTTTGATTGCATTTAAGTTGAAATTGTCGGCCATCACTTCGTCGTAATTGAAATGGCGGCCAAAGCAATCCCTAAACGAAACGCATTCGTCCGACCAACCTTCGACAACATTTTTGTAAATGTATGCCTTTTTTGGAACAGTAATGCTTCCAACGACAAAATGCAAGCCTTTGGCCGTCAGGCGCCAAAGCCCGTCGGACTTTTTGCTTTTGTCTTCCCTGGTTCCGGCTGATTCCACCAGCCCCCAATGTTGGGTTGTGGTGTAGGTTTTGCCGCGCAGCATCCAGCGCGGGGCCGTGCGGGGAATATCTATCCAGCCATCTTCGTCGCAAGTGGCCCTGGAAAGCCACAAAAGCCCCAAGGCGCGGGTTTCGTTCATGCCTTGGGGGCTTACCTTGCCCCACTTCCCGCAACAGGGGCAATTGCCCCCGTCGCCTTCAATGGTGGCCCGCCAGTTGGTTTTCAGTTGCGCCAGGTAATCGCCTTCGTCGCCAAAAAAATCTATTTGTGTCATTTTTTAATTCCATGAATCCAGCGTTCGGGTGGGTAAGCGCAGCCGCCGACAAAAAAGGCGGCGAGAATCCACCAACCTGAATGGTCAAGGCCAAACACAGCGTAACCAGCCCCGCCAAAAATCATTCCTTCCCAAAGGATGATGTAAACCAGGTAAGTGAATTCGCGCATGGCCACCCCTTAGAAGTTGGGAACGTCGTCGTGCATATCGTCAAACCCGCTGCCCTGGGGGGCGCGTCGCTGTTGCGGCTGGTCGTCGCGTTCGCGTGGTTCGTTGATGTATGCCCAACCGTCCCAACCGCCTTCCTTCAGAGGAATCACGTCAATTTTGAGCATTGGCCCATTTTTGGTTTCAATGATTGAGCCAATCCGTTGGTAGCGGTTTTTTTGTTGGCCCTGGGCGTTGTTGTATGTGCCGGTGATTACGGTAATTTCGTTGATAAGTTTGGCCATGATTTATTCCCCAATGATTTTTTTCAGTTGATCGACCTTGACCGCAGTTTCGGCCAGGAACTTGATGATTTCCGCTTCCATGTCGGCAACAAACACGTCGTCACGCGGTACGCGTTTAATGAACAGTTGCGCCTTGGCGGGCATCCGTGGATCGAAAACCACGTAATCGCACCAGGCGCGGCCGGTGCAAGCCATTTGCATTTGCATTTGCGTGAAATACTTTTGCGGGATTGAACCGGTCAGCAGCGTTTCGATCATGGTGGCCGTATTGGGCGCCTTGATTTCGACGCAGCCGTCATCACCAATCAGGCCGTCGGGTGATGCGCCAGCCATTGCAATCGTCGGGTGGTTTACAAAGCCAGTTTCGTCCACCATGTTGCCGGTGGCCGCTTCGTATGCACCGCGGGCAAAAGGTTCCTGGTCGGTTCCCCATTGCATCGCGCTGTTGGTGAACGATTCCTGGCGTGTTCCGGTGATTTGTTCGACCACCAGTTGGGCCATGTAGTTTTCGCGGCTGGCGCTATAACCCGATTTTGTGCGGGCCATCACATCGGCCACTTTGGACGCGGTGACTTTGCCCAGGCGGGCAGCAAACCATTCGTCCGTGCGTTGTTCGATTTCGTCAGACATTTTCATTTCCTTTGGTTGATAAATCTTTTTTGGCACGGGCCACGCGTTCTTTTTTGGCTGCCATTACTTTGGCTTGCAATACTTGGTTGCCCTGGCAAGCGTCAAACGCATCTTTAAATGTTGCCGCCAATTCTTCGCTGTTGGCGCTGGCTTGGATGGCTGCCAGGTGGTCGGTAATGTCAGGCGTTGGAATTGCTGGCGCTGTTGGGCGTTTGCTGGCCGCGTTGCCGTCGTCGTCTTCCGGTGCTATGCCACAGGCTGCCATAAGGCTATAACGACGCGCATACGTCAACGCGCTGCCGTAACCCTGGGCATCTTGTTTAGTGGCCGGAACGTGCAGTTGGCCGCAATTGATAACTTCGCCGGATTCGTGAATGAACACGGTTTCCACAATCACGCCGTTGTCGTATGAACCGACGCGTTGCGTCAATGCAATGCCGTTGTTGTTCAAGCCTTCGATCACGGCTTCAACGCAAGCGGCCAGGTCGGCGTAACGCGATTTGAAATGCGGGTTGCTGGATGATTTCAGCGCGGGGCCGAATTCTTTTTGCGCTTTGACCAGGGCCGCGGCGACTTTGCTGAATGATGTTTCCATGATTAATTCCTTTACCATTTAGGGGCGCAAGTAACGTCAATCACAACGTCGGCGGTGTACCCGTTGACTTTGCGTTTGCCGTACATCAACACGGCGCGAAGGTTGTTGGCCTGGCAATCGCCAATGGCCGACACGACTTCATTCCGCGACATGGGCTGGATACTTTTGTCCAGCACCAAATCCTGGGCGCCGCCGGTTGTGGTTGTTGAACAACCGGACAACCAGGCGACAACACCGACAGCAAGCACCACCACAACCAGGCAATTCCAAACGCGTTGGTAAACCGTTGGTTTTGGGTAGTAAGGGCCGTCGAGATCAATGCGAATCATTTTTTTCATTGCAGTAACTTTCAAAATGGCGCGGGGGGCAAGTTGTCCCGCTGTTGGTTTTGGTAATCGCGTTCTTGCTTACGCGTCCAGGGGATTGGCCCCCCTGGCGGTGGAAATGGCCAGTTAGACATTGGCGATTTGTTTGGCGTAATTGATGGCCTGGGCATACATGGCCACGGGATAAATGCGGGTGGCCACAATCATTTCGGCGTCGGTGTCCAACAGCGTGACGGCATAACCTTTTTTGACCTGGGTTACTAGGGAAGCAATGCCAAAATCTAGGTTAATAAATGTTGCAATTTGGTTTGCGGTGGTGATGGTTGAATTCATTTCAATTTCCTTTTTAAAAGACCCGTTAGGGCATGGCTTGATTATAAGTTGGCTTAACTTGAAATGTCAAGCAAATTTCCCCATTGTGTTGCCATTGCGTCAGCAATTCCTTGGTAGGTTTCACTTCGCAATTTCCATCGGTCGGGGCTTGGTGGCATTTTGTGAATGCGATCAGACCGACCTTCAACAATGTTTGTTGGCTGCAAATTTGGAAGATTTTTAAGCCACAAACAAGTTGCCTTTGTTTCGCCGTGGCCGTATTGCCAAGGCTGAATAACTTGATTTGGTTTGCGCCACAAACTTGACATGATGCAAACCGGATTTTCAATTGCAATTCGTGGAATGTCAGACTTAGCCAGTATCATAAAAAACGACGCGCTGGCTTGTTGACGACCATCCAATTTTTTGGCTTCGAAGTGACGCGCACCGCTGACCGACAAATCGGTGCATGGCGGATGTGCAATCATCAAATCCCAAGGGTAATCAAGAACGTCGCGCACGTCGCCTTGATAGTGTGGGCCAACTGCATCGGTTGGCAGCAAATCGCAAGACATGGCTTCATGCCCCCCCCCGAATGAACGCATCACGGACGCGCCCGCTATATTCGCAAGCGATAAGAACTTTCATCATTTCCCCGCAAATAATTTTGCAAAACCTTCACGAACCGCGATGGCTTCCCGCAATTTGGTTAGGCTGGCGCGTTCCAGGTAAATGCCGCTGACGGTGGCTGCATAGAACACGCGGCCCCCGCGATGCACCCTGGTGATTCGTACTGTCATTTCGTTCCCCTTAAAAGATGGCCATTGCAAGCCAAAGCAAAACATACAAGGCGGGCGCCGCAATCAGCGCCATCCCCAAAACTTCCCAATCTGTTGGTTCGCGGTTCATGGCTGGTTCCTTATACGGCGCGGGCGCAAGCGGTGGCCCACAATGGGTTGTTTTCAAAAATCCGAACACGACCTTTTTCAAAATAATCTGTCATGGTGTCGGTGTTGTTTTCGTAGGGCGCTGCATCGCGGAAGATGCGACCTAGGGCGCCGGTGTAGTCTTTTGCGTAGATCGTCACGCAATCACGGCCGTCAATCAGTTGACCGCGGCTATACCAAACGCGGGCTTTTTCTGTTCCGTTAGAAACGTAGAACTTCATCATTTTCAACATTTTGATTTCCTTAAAAGACCCCGTGCAATTCGCTAGGGCATGGGTGAATATTAAGCCAACTTAACAAACCATGCAACAACTATTTGTAAAGCCCCCTTAACTTTGAGGGGATTTGTTGCTATTGACACACAGCGCAAGGCCGCTTAACATCGAAAGATGGACAAAGAAAAAGCAATCAAACTGGCTGGATCGGCCAAGGCGCTTGCCGAACTGTTGGGAATCACCAGGGCGGCCGTCAGCCAATGGGGGAACGATGTTCCACCGGCACGGGTGTGGCAGTTGAAAGCGTTGCGTCCGAAATGGTTTAAAGCATAATTGTTGCGAGACACGGATAGGTTGGAAGTCATGAGCCAACCGAAAAGCGACCCACCCCGCCTTCCGCTGTTTCCTTTTTTGGGGTGGAACTTTTAAGGGTGCGACATGAAGATCAAAAATTGGTCGAAATTTCAACATTTCAAAGACCGCAAACCGCCGTGGGTAAAACTGTATCGTGACATTCTTGATGACATTGAATGGCACGAATTGGACGCGACCGCCAGCAAAGTTTTGGTGATGTGTTGGCTTATCGCCAGCGAAGACGATGGCAATTTGCCAAACACAAAAACCCTGGCTTTTCGCCTTCGTATGTCTGAAAAGCAAACTTTGGAATGCTTAAACAAGTTGTCTCATTGGCTGGAACAAGATGATATCGGCGTGATATCAACTGGATATCAGGATGATCTACTAGAGACAGAGAGAGAGACAGAGACAGAGACAAAGAGAGAGGGAAAGAAAACGCAGCGCGGGACGCGCTTGCCAACTGACTTCGTTTTGTCGGATGAATGGGTTTCTTTTTGTCGCCAACACCGGCCGGAACTTGATCCACGGGAAACATTTGAAGGGTTCCGCGACTACTGGATTGCCCAACCTGGCCAAAAGGGCGTAAAAACCGATTGGACGGCCACTTGGCGCAATTGGGTACGACGGCAGCAGCAAGCCAAAAAAACCGCGTCAGAAGCCCGTTTGGTGCAAATGGCAGCCCTTACCCGCGGCTTGGCAACACCAAAGCCCGCGCCAGCCCCGTTTTGGGCAAAGTCTGAAAAAACCGTGGAGGTGTCCGATGTGGAAAGAAAACGACTTTTGTGATGCCGACAGCGGTTTTGATTACGTGTTCAGCAAAATGAACGCCATTTACGGCGCCACGTTTGCGAACCATTGGCGCGATGTTGACCCAAACTTGGTTCGCCAGGTGTGGATTGACGAATGCGGCCGCGGCCTGACGTATCGGCCAAAGATGGATTACGCATTGCAGCACATGAACCCCGACCGGCCACCGTCGGCCCTGGCGTTTAAAAAATTGTTGACGGATGGCCCGCGCATTCCTGACAAGCCTGAAACGCTGATAACCAAACAGCCAACGATTCACGAACAAATTGAAACGCAGCGGAAAAAAGAAGAAGCCTTGGCCAAGATGCGCGAAATGACCAAACATTTGAGGATGCCCAAATGACACGCGACGAAGGCCATTATTTGTTAAACAAAATTCAAGAGGGGCAAAACTTTGACTACGACCAAATCACCGCAGCCCTTATCGCAACCGGCGACCTTGCCGGATGGCGTGAAATCAACTTGGTCGGAAGCCTGGCGGCGGGAATGCGAAGCCAGGGATTGGCTGCGCCGGTGGAAAATTCACCAGCGCGAGAGGGGAACCAGGCTGGCGAACGCCTGGTGGTCGGACACGATAGAGAAAATCGAGAAAATCCGCGGCCCTGGTGCAGCGCATACATTGCGGCAAGATATGAATAAGGAAAAAGCAAAATGAAAATTGATGTTCAAAAAATGCACAGCGTTGGATTCGGTGTTTTGTTTTTTCCAAGATATGGCATAGGCATACAAATCGGAAGACGTTGGTTTGGAATAAAAAAATGAGAGCAGCCAGGATCGACGCAAACCATGAACAAGTTGTTTCAGCATTGCGGGCGGCTGGCGCTTCGGTTCAATCTTTGGCTGGTGTTGGCAAAGGCGTACCGGATTTGCTTGTTGGATTCCAAGGCAAGACATTGCTTATGGAAGTCAAGGATGGCCGCAAAACGCCATCAGAACGTCGATTGACCGACGACCAGGTGAGGTGGCACGGCGCCTGGAACGGCGGCCCCCTGGCCATTGTGGATGGTGTGGACGCGGCTTTGCGAATGTTGGGGGTGATGAAGTGATTTACGAATTGCATAACCCGCAACAGGCTAAAGTTTTGATGGAAAACGTTTGGCCAAATGTCAAGGCCAGTTTGATGGCTGGCCACAAAATGCGCCTGGAAGTGAAACGGGCCACCAGGTCAAGCGATCAAAACGATATGTTTCACGCCATCATCCACCAAATTTACTTGGCCATGCGGGCGGCTGGTTCAACCTGGTCGGCCGACGATTGGAAACGGTTGTTGATTGACCAATGGGCGCACGAAACCGACCGCAAGATTGGCAAAGTGGCGCCAAGCCTGGACGGCCAGCGCGTCGTTCAATTGGGTTGGCAAACGCACAAATTCACCATCCCCGACGCCACCGAATTTATTGAATGGCTGTTGGCCTGGTGCGCTGAAAAGGGGATCGAAGCGTGACCGGCTGGCGCAAGAAACAAATTATGCAAATACTAAAGCACCCCTACGTTCGAAGCAAAAAGTTGTTGCGCCTGGTGGCCAGCCTGGATTGCCAATTGTGCGGCAGCGGCCATTTTGTTCAGGCCGCGCACAGTAATTGGGGCGGCGGCAAGGGCCGAAGCGTGAAGGCCGACGACAACCTGGTGGCCGCGCTTTGTATGAATTGCCACCACGACATTGACCAGGGCGCCCAATGGTCAAAACGGGAACGCCAACAAGCCTGGTGGGTGGCCCACAAAAAAACCGTTGATTACCTGGTTGACAGCGGCCAATGGCCAGTTGACGTGCCAATCCCAAATGATGCAGAATGGGAACGGCTTTTTGAGCCGTTGCCTTAATCGGGGGTTACGGCCCCCGCTTTTTTCCATTATCATGGGCGAATATGGAAGACGAATCAGCAGAATTTATCGCAGCCTTGCTGCATTCAGGGACAGTTGCACATTTTATGCACTTGTCCACGAATTCCTATTCCCAACACAAAGCCCTTCGGCACTACTACAACGACATTATTGACCTGGTTGATAGTTACGCCGAATGCTTCATGGGCCGCTATGAACAGTTGAAATCTTGGCCGCAAGAATTCCACAACGCCAAAAACCCCGTGGAATATTTCACCAGCCTAAAAGATTTTGTGGAAGACGCCCGCAAGGAACTTCCCCAAGATACGGAATTGCAAAACCTGGTTGACGAAATCGCCGACCTGATAAATTCCACGTTGTATAAACTTCGATTCCTCAAATGAAAGGGAAAACCATGTCAGCAATGAACCAACCCAAAGGCTACGGCTACGGCAGCAACGCAAAAGAGCCATCCGGCGTGAAATCCAGCGACGCCGGTGGCGAACGCAAGGGCATGATTAAAAACGGCATTGCAATGGGCAAGGCCGACGCTACTGGCGCCGACAAAAAGTTTGACGGCGGCCGCACCAGCGGCGTTTGCTACACCCACAGCCGCAGCGGCAAAATGTAATGGCCACCCCGCTGTCAGCAATGGCAGCGGTGCAGCCAGGGCAAATGCCGGTCGGGAACCGGCTTTCCGCGCTTGCGCCGCAGCCGCAAATGGGCGACCAACCTGAAAATCCTATTACCCAGGAATATTTTGGGCGGCTGCAAAACGACTACTTTGGCCTGGTGCAGCAATACCAGGCATTGATGGAATCGGATCAAGGGCGCACGTTAAACACCGACGTGGCCCGCGAACTGTCCGAACATTACCGCGCCGACCGAACCAAATCGGCCGACGTGCATGAACCATCCAGCGCGTTTGTCAAACAGTTATATGCCGAAAAACTGTCGCAGCCAACGCCAAAAGGCCGCCATCCAACCGTAGTTTTTACGGCCGGTGGCACGGGCGCGGGCAAAACCAGCGGCATGGAAATGGCCAAACAAGTTGATCCGCGTTTGGGCAAAGCCGAACTGGTTTACGACACAAACATGAATTCGTTTGATTCGGCCGACAAAAAGATTCGCCAGGCATTGGATGCCAAGCGCAAGGTGGACATTGTTTACACGTACCGCGACCCCGTGGAAGCCCTGGAAAACGGCGCCTTGAAGCGGGCCAGGCGCATGGAAGAATCAATGGGAACCGGCCGCACCGTCCCGCTTTCCGAACACATGAAAACGCATCTTGGCGCCCGCCAGGTAATCGAACAGATTGCGACCAAGTATCGCAACAACCCCCAGGTTCAAATCCGCGTCATTGACAACAGCCGTGGCGCGGGCAAAGCCCAGTTAAGCAGCCTTGACAAGTTGCCTAAACTGAAGGAAAATGAAGTGAGGAAAGGATTACAAGATGCACTCGAACGAGCCAAAAAGTCAGGCGCCATTAGCGACGCCGTTTACCGCGGAACCGCAGATTACGCCCGCGCAGCATCGGGAAAACCGTAAGAACGAGGCCGAAGCCACAGCGATGGCCGAAGCCATTGCCCGCGCTTTAAACCAAAGCGTAATCGAAGGGAAATTGCCAAATGGCTGAACCAACGTGTCTTACGTGCGAATTTTTCCGCAACGCCCAGGTAATGGGAAGTTGCCGACGCTATCCAGCGCCGCAAAACAAACATCAAAACGATTGGTGCGGCGAATACCAAATGAAAATTATGATGGCGTTGCCGGTGTACGACATTATGACGGACACCACCACAATGCCCCCCGAACGTAAAAAGCCTGGAAGGAAACCAAAAAATGGTGATAACGCCGCTGCATGATCGTGTCCTGGTCAAACCCATTGTTCGAAGTTTGTCGGACGTTTTGATTGTGGAAAATAGAGAAAAATTTAACGAAGGAACCGTGATTGCCATTGGCCCCCAGGTTGCTGACGTAAAGGTTGGCGAACGGATCAAATACGGCAATGGCACATATTTGGATTGGCCCGTCCACAAAGTTGACGGGGAAGATCATCAACTCATTCAGGAAGGCGACGTGGCTTGCGTCGTGGAGGATTAATCATGGCAACAAAACCAGGGCTTTACGCCAACATTCACGCCAAACAGGAACGCATTGAACGCCAAAAGGCGGCGGGTAAACCCGTAGAGAAAATGCGAACACCTGGAAGCAAGGGTGCGCCAACAGCCGCAGCATTCAAGCAATCAGCGAAGACGGCAAAGAAATAATCATGGCCACCAAGAAACATGACAAACCAATCCCCCATAAAACGACGGGCAAGGGCAAAACCTACAACCCGACGGAACAGGGGGCTGGCATGACTGCCAAAGGTCGTGCAGAATATAACCGTAAGAATAATTCGAATTTGAAACCGCCAGCACCAAACCCTAAAACAAAAGCCGACGCCGGTAGAAAAGCGTCGTTTTGTGCCAGGATGGAAGGGGTGGTTAAGAACGCGAAAGGCCCCGCGGAACGGGCTAAAGCCAGCCTAAAAAACTGGAATTGTTAAACCCTTTTGGAATAAATAAAGGAAACCAAAAATGGCAAATACTAAAGCAATCGGTGTCGCATTCGCCGACCCCGCGTTTGATAGCGTTCAAGTCGGTTCGTCCGGCGTACCTATCGCAATTACTTCGGCTGGCGTCCTAAACGGCGCTTACGCTACCACCAGCGCAACAAGTGGCGACACCCGACTGTCCTACAACAAACTGACGTTCACCAGCACCGGTTCCGGTGAAGTTGTGCGCGGTTTTGCTGTTGTGACCGGTGCGGGCGCTGCGGCTGCTGGCACGATCAACGGCGCCCATTACAGCACGTCGGTCAATACTGGCGGCACTATCAGCGGTGCGGCCAACGCCATTCGCGCAACCATTGGTGGTTCATCTACCAATCCTGGCGGCACGTTGGCAGCATTACAACTTGATTCTGATTTTGCAACGGGCGGCACTTGGTCAAACGCATCATTTATGCGTGTAACCAACTCAGGCACGGGCGAAGTTGGAAACTTTGCTTTGATGCCCGCAGTCAGCGCAACTGGCGTGTTTCGCGCCAAGGTCGGTTCACCGGTGGTTACCCATACCATTCCGGTGGTTAGCGGTGGCACGACCTACTACATCATGGTTTCGACAGTTGCCTAAACCATGTTGAAGCATCCCGACCCCGAAGTGCAATTCCTGGTTGAAATGCTTGAAGGGCAAAGGGATCAGGCGGTGGCCCAGGCTGCCGCCTTATTCCGCGCCAACAAGGAATTGGAATCAAAAATAAAAGATTTAACAGCAACAGCCCAAAAGGAAAACCATGACGATTGAGCAAATGAAAGCCCGTGTGGCCGAACTGCAACAAACTGCCAAACAGCACGAAGCCGTTTTGCTGCAAATCAGCGGCGCCATTCAGGAATACACAATGGTGATTGCCCAAGAGGAATCCAAAGCCAAAGGTGAACAAGATGCCCCTAATCAGGTCAATGACGCCCAAAGCGTTTAAAGAGAATATCAAAACCGAAGTGAAGGCCGGTAAGCCCGTCAAACAGGCCGTGGCCATTGCTTATTCCGAAAAGCGGGAAGCCGCAAAGAAACAAAAGAAAAAATGACGACAGCAGCCACCAAAAAGCCCAAGGCGAAAGCCAAGCCCAAGGTGGCTGCGCGTCCAGTTGGCCGCCCTACGGTGTACCAGGACGATTTCCCCGCCATGATGATTGAATACTTCAGCCAGGCGCCAACCAGGGAAGTGACCAATCGCGACGCGAAGGGCAACGAACACACCCAAGTATTGCCTGGGGTTTTCCCTACCCTGGCAAGATTTGCTACAAACATTGGCGTGACAAAACAAACGCTGCATGATTGGGCAACAGCCAAAAATATTCATACAGGCGAACTAAACCATCCGGAATTTTCTGACGCCTATAAAAAGGCCAAGGATTTACAGGAAGCAAACCTGATTGAAGGAACCATCGGGAACGCATACAACAGCACGTTCGCCATCTTTACGGCCAAGAACGTTTTGGGCTGGCGCGACAAGATCGAACAGGAAATCACCGGCAAGGACGGCGCCGCCTTTGCTGGCATCCAGGTAACCTTCGTGACGCCCGATGGACACAACCCCGACAATTGAACAAGCCGTTGCAAAGGCCGAATTTCCGGTCAAGTTGCAGGGACTATTCAAAAAGGCGCGATATAAAGTTTGCCTGGGCGGCCGCGGCGGTGCAAAATCCTGGGGAATCGCCCGCGCTTTGCTTATCCTGGGGGCCAAAAGCCCAATGCGGATTTTGTGTGCGCGGGAATTCCAGGCCAGCATCAAGGATTCCGTCCACAAACTGTTATGCGACCAAATCGAGGCCCTGGGCTTGCTGCCCTTTTACGAGATTACGCAAACGTCGATCCGTGGCTTCAACGGTACGGAATTCGCCTTCATCGGCCTGAAAAACAACCCGACCAACATCAAGTCATTCGAAGGTGTGGATATTTGTTGGGTGGAGGAAGCCCAAACCGTCAGCCGGTTGTCCTGGAACATCCTGATTCCGACAATCCGCAAACAAGGCAGCGAGATATGGGTTTCGTTTAACCCTGATTTGGAAACCGACGAAACTTACCAGCGATTTGTCCTGAAGCCACCGCGTGATTGCATCATTATGCGGATTAACTGGTCGGATAACCCTTGGTTCCCCGAAACGTTGAAGTTGGAAAAAGACGCGCTGAAAGAACGCGACCTGAACGCATACAACCAGGTTTGGGAGGGTATGTGCCGCCGGTCGGTGGATGGCGCCATCTTTGGCAATGAAATGCAACAGGCCGAAAACAATGGCCGCTTAACGTCCGTGCCTTACGATCCAACCAAGCCGGTTCACGCGGTTTGCGACCTAGGCTGGTCGGACGCCACCGCCTGGTGGTTCGTTCAATTCATTGGCATGGAAACCAGGTTGATCCGGTACTTTGAGGGCAGCCAGCGCACCATGACTTCGTACCTGGCACAACTTCAAACGTTTGGCTATGTGTACGACACCATTTGGCTGCCGCACGATGCCGAAAACAAAACCTTGGCCGCAGCCGGTCGCACGATTGAAGACATTGTGCGAAGTGCCGGATTTAAGACCAGCATCATGCCGCGGGTTCCGGTGGTCGATTCGATCAACGCGGCCCGCACCATTTTCCCGAACCTTTGGTTTGACCGCGAGAATTGCGCCGATGGCCTGAATTGCCTTCGCCATTACCGTTATGAGGTCGATGCCGAAACCGGACAGTTTGGCAAATCACCATTGCACGATCAATATTCCCACGGCGCCGACGCATTCCGATACATTGCGTTGATGATTAAAGAACCAACATCACGCAAAAAGCAGCGATTAGTTGCCGAAGGCGCCGGTTGGATGGGATAATTTTAAAAAATAAGGGGCGAATATGTCAGATTACCAAGATCAATCAAGTGATCCACGCATCCAGGACGCAATTAAGTTTTTGCGCCTGGTTGGTGAAGCCGATTCAATGAACCGTTCATCGGCCCTTCAGGATTTGAAATTTGCCGCGGGCGATCAATGGCCGGTCGAGATTCAAAACAGCCGTAACCTGGAAGCCCGCCCGTGCCTGACGATCAACAAGATCGACGCATATTGCCGCCAGGTCGAGAATCAGCAGCGCCAACAGCGCCCCAGGATCAAGGTTCACCCCGTCAACAATGAAGGCGATTTGAAGGTCGCCCAGGTGATTGAAGGCATTACCCGTCACATTGAGGTCAACAGCAACGCCGACACCGCTTACGACACCGCGTTCGCCTACGCCGTGCGGATGGGTTGGGGTTACTGGCGCGTGGTGACCGATTACGTCAGCGAAAATTCGTTTGACCAGGAAATCTACATTGAACCAATCGACGATCCGTTTTCCGTTTATTTCGATCCCAACAGCGTGGCGCCCGATGGTTCCGACGCCGAAAAATGCCTGGTGGCCAGCGTAATCCCCAAACACGTATTCCGGCAAATGTACCCAGGCGCCGACGATGGCGTTGGATTCCAGCCCCGTGCGACCGGTGACAGCAGCGCCGAATGGGTGACAAAGGAAGACATACGGATTGCCGAATACTTCTACATTGACCGCAAAAAAGTTGACCTGGTGATGCTGTCCGATGGGACAAAGGATTGGGCTGACAAACTGCCACCCAAACAAGTGCTGGACGACGCTGGCGTTGTGGAAGTTGAACGCCGTTCGTCCTACCGCAAGGTGGTTAAGTGGTGCAAATTGACCGCAATGGAAATCCTGGAAGAAAAAGAATGGGCCGGTAAATATATTCCGATCATTCCATGCTACGGCGCCCAAGTGACCATTGAAGGCAAGCGCAAAAAATACGGCTTGGTTCGCAACGCCAAAGACCCGCAGCGGATGTTTAACTTTTGGCGCACCAGCCTGACCGAATCCATTGCGCTGGCGCCTAAAGCCAAATGGTTGATGGCTGAAGGCCAGGACGAAGGCCACGAAAACGAATGGGCATTGGCCAACATCAAGTCAACGCCGGTTTTGCGTTACAAACAAACCGACATTGAAGGGCGCGTGGTTCCGCAGCCGCCGCAGCGTTTGCAGCCTGAACCGCCACCCGCGGGCATCATGGAAGCGGCCAGCGAAGTTGGCCAGGACTTGCAAACCGTGTTAGGAATCTTTGATCCAGCGCAGCAAATGTTGGGCAACGTGTCGGGCAAAGCCTTGCAAGGCCAGCAACAGCAAGTGGATATGTCGAACTTCCACTTCTACGACAACATGACGCGTTCGATTAAGCACACCGGCAAAATCATCCTAGACTTAATCCCCAAGATTTACGACACCAAACGCGTGTTACGAATCATTGGTGTGGACGGTAAACCCGACCTGACAACCCTGAACGACCTTCAGGCCACCGGCGAAGTGCTGAACGACGTTACCGTTGGGCTTTACGACGTGGTGATGGATACCGGCCCAGGCTACAACAGCAAGCGAATGGAAGCCGTGGAAGCCATGATGCCAATGATGGCGCAAAGCGAGATTTTCCAAGTGGCTGGCGATTTATTGTTCAGAAACATGGATTTCCCTGGCGCCGACGTTATCGCCGACCGCCTGGCTGCCATGAACCCGCTGGCCAAGATTGACGAAAAATCACCAATCCCGCCGCAAGTGCAAATGAAAATGATGCAATTGCAAAAGATGGTGGAAGATCAACAGCAGCAAATGCAAATGATGGGCCTAGACATAAAGTATGGCATGACCAAAGAAGGTGTGCGCCAGGAAGGCGAAACCCGCCGCGAACTTATCAAAGGTATTGCCAGGGCGCACAACACCGAAACAAATGCCGAAGTCAAGGTCAACGATCAAAACACCAGGTCAATCACTAGCCAAAACAAAACGGAAATTGAAGCGATTGTCAAATTGTTGTTGGCCAATATGTCGCCAGGTGACCTGGTGCGGAAAATTGACCAAATGAACGCCGAACAATATGCTTATTCTGAAGTGGCGGCCCAAGATATTCACCAAGGTTCAAGCCCGTTTATTGGGCAAATGGATATGGCGTCGGGGATTCCTGGCCAAGCGCCGCAAATGCCGCAGCAGCAGCCCCAAATGGCGCCTGGAATGCAGCCGCCGATGGGAATGCCGCAATAGTTGACAATACAAATGATTTGGGTTCACAATTGACCAAAACCTACCAATGGGTTTTCATTGGGTTGATTCGTAGGGATACGTATGTCCGAAGTGCAAGAACGCGTCGCCGGTAACCTGGTGACGAGTGACAATTTAGCGGAATTCACCGCCCGTAAACTTGGATTAGTTGACGCGAAGCCGGAAGACACCGCGGCGCCAGCAGCCGATGGGGAAACCCACGCTGCCGACGAGCCGGAAACCAAGGCCGATCAGAGTGATTCAGACGGGGAAGGGAATGAGGCGACCGTAGAAGACGATCAAAAGGAACGCAAGGCGAACCCGAAGATCGAAAGGCGCTTTTCAGAGATAACCAAACAACGCGAGGCCGCCAAGGCCGAAGCCCAAAGGGAACGCGAAGCAAGGGAATCATTGGAAGCCAGGCTGAAGGAACTGGAAAACAAAGGCAACCCCCAGGCGAAAGCCCAGGACGACTTTGGGCCGGAACCCAAGCCTGAAGAATTCAACGATATGTTCGAATACGCGAAAGCGTTGGCTGAATATACCGCTGATAAAAGAATGATGGAACGGGATAGGCAAGTTGAAGACCGCAAGGCCGCGGAAGCCAGGCAAACATTTGAAAAAGCCTGGGCTGACCGCGTGAATACAGCGCGAAGCACATTGCCGGATTT